TTTTCCCTTTGCCTATGCGCGCCAGGTTTCCCAGGTCGCGCTTTTCCTAAGCTGCGCCTTGCAGCTTATTGCGTATAATATGCTCTAATATTGCGCACTGTAAACAAAAAAATGCAAGTCACGCAAAAAAGCGCGCTTGCCTAGTATAGCAAGACGCCGCGCCGCAGAAACGCGATGCCGCGCCGCAGAAACGCGCCCCCGACCCCTCCGTGGGAAAAGTTCACCCCTCCGTGGGAAAAGTTCACCCCTCCGTGGGAAAAGTTCACCCCTCCGTGGGAAAAGTTCACCCCTCCGTGGGAAAAGTTCAGCCCTCCGTGGGAAAAGTTCAGCCCCATCCGTGGGAAAAGTTCAGCCCCATCCGTGGAAAAAGTTCAGCCCTCCGTGGAAAAAGTTCAGAACCGCGCGGTTCGCATTGCCATCGCAAGCTGTCGCTTCATCCGGGTTGGAAAATATGATCGCGCGTTTCGGATCAGCGGAGGATAGAACGGGAAGTTGGGGCGATACTTGGGCTGATATTCCAGCAGGTGGAACATCTTCTTCACGGTCTTGCCGGTGCGGCGGTAGATACCGTCGGTGCGGTTCTTGCCTTCGCTCTTGTACCCGATGAAGTATTCCACCGGCTTTTTGCGTCTGGCCAGGCGGTCTGTCTGCTTAGTGATGCCCGCCTTCGTGTAAGACGAACTCGGCACTCGGCCAGCCTGTTTGCTGTCCTGTAGCCCCGCGATGGCCTCGTTGATCCGCGCCATGCTCATACCCCCGGCAGCGGTCTTTGTGCGGCTGGTGGGCAGCACAGCGCGCAGATCGCCGCTATAGGCAAGCGAATAGTTCATCATGCTTTCCACGCCTTTTCTTGGGCGCGGACCGCCTTTGTGCTGCACATCGAGGTAGTGCTTGCCTGCGGGCTTGGACTTGCGCGCGATCCGCATGTTCAGATCGTTCTTGCGGGCGGGCTTCATGTAGAACGCATTCAGCGTATACCGCACCGGCTTGTCGAACTGCTTTCGCATCTCGCGCTTGTTGACGGCCAGCAGCACGTTGCCGGTGTCGTTCAGCGCCTTGGACGCTGCGAACGGGATTTGCCGGTGCATGAGGTTGTGCAGGCGGCGGTTGATGCTCCGGGTGCTGCCGGTGGTCGAGATGCCTACATTGACGGCCATGTCAGCCCCCTCCGCGCTCGGGTGCCAGTTCCGCCATCAGCGCGGCGTAGCCTATGATATCAATCGGGCTGTCGTCCGTATACCCCTCGCAGAGCCGCGCGATCTTGAGATCCGCCATCATCAGGCAGACCTGCCACGGCTCAATGTCCACCCGCAGGATCTGGCTCCACCGATCAGCGATGCGCTGGAAGTTCACCTTGGGAGGTCCGTACCGAGTGCGGTCCCCGTGTATCAGGCTGGATGCTGTGTCGAGTGCTTGCTGTCGCTTGGTGGTCATTGCACCGGGTGTCCTTCATCTTCGACTAGGCAGCTAATCGCGATCAGCATACCGTGCATCAGGCTCGTCATGTCGTAACCTTCATCCACGGCCATCCGCTCGAAATACTGAAACGCCAACTCTATCTCTTCGGTCACATCGACTCGGCTGTCGAATGCTATCGGAATTTTTCGTCCAGCCATGCTGCACCTCTTCGCTGGGAGTGCCAGCGGTTCACGTTTGTGTGTCATTGGTCATCTTCCTTCGCCAGCTTGGCCTCCAGTTCTTCGATGAGGTTGGCCATCTCCTCAATCAGTTCAGCCAGAACGTTGTGCCTTGCCCGCTTCACCAGATTGTCACTCATTGCTCTTCCCTTTAATAAAGCCTCCGCACTATTAAAGGATAACACCTGCGCCAGCTTTGCCTCTGCTTCCTCGGCGCATCCTAGCATATAGGCGGTGTGTGTCAAAATGGGATCGGGTCATCTATGTTCTCATCCTCAATGTTCATGCTGACGATCTTGTGATCGGGGAATGCCGACTTGGCCTCTTGCATCATCTCGTTCAGCTTGGTGCGGCGATAGACTCGGATTGCAATTGCCACCTCGCGGCGCGTCAGAATCGAAAGGTCCGAGTGTTTCTCCCGCGCACGCGGCCATCCTCTGTCATCGTGCAGGATGCCGAACTGATGGCCGTCAGCCTCAACGATCAACACATCGTCAGACGCTGGCTTCTTTCCTGCCGCTCTGGCCTCTGCATCCATGACGGCCAGACCTCGGACGCAGACAGCCGCCCTTGCCGCAACCACTGCGCTATCGTTCTGGTTGATAGCTTCATTCAGCTTGGCGAGGGCCGATCCATATTTCTCAGCGGTCTCGGTGCTGACCAGTTCTGGCAGCGTGTCCACGCCCCATGTCCAGTCCGCTTCGCGGGCTGCGCGGTCAAACGGTGCCAGCGCCAGATCGCACCGCACCTCTTCAGCGCGTGCGTCTTGACGGATCAGGCGGTCTTCCAGCTTCTGTCGCTTGGGTCGTTTACTCACCTTGGCATCTCCCCATGTTCAAATCTTGCAGAGCGAGCCGCTTCAGTCTGAAAGAAACAGTCTGCATCTATTTCCCCACCGGGATTCACGAAAAGTCTAGGGGTGCCAAGATCGTATCCTTCCGGCTCATATTCCCACTTGAGCGGGAAGGCATCAAAAAACACCGCCCATCTCGCCTCCAATCGGCTGCGAAATTTGTACCCCTTGTATGCTGTTTGAATTGTCTTGATCGCCACGTCATTTCTCCTTTTCTGTCATGCTGTCTGTCTGAGTGTCCGACTGGGGGGTTCTAAAGAAACCCCCCCCAGTCAGACAGGCACACTTTGGCGTTCATCTTTGGTAGGTGTCTGACGGCTGTCAGACAGCCAAGCCATTGTTTTATTGCCGAAAAAATGGCCTCTGTCTGACAAGTGTCTGACAAAGTGTCTGACAAAAGATCGGACAGTTTTCTGACAGCCGTCAGACACCCTTTCAGACAGTCATTCGCCAGCACTTTGAGCCTCCAAATAATCGCGTCCACCATCGGTCAGAACGTATGTTTTGGCGTACCGCCTGATCAGCTTCTCGGCCTTCGCGGTGCTGATGATTTGCTCCATCCGATACCGCGAGACATTGAACCGATCAGCACCTTCGCGCACCGACATGGCTTGTCCAGCCTCCACGCTGAACAGGTAGTCTCGCAGGATGGTGTCGTTGTGAATCTCGCGCGTCGATCTCTCCATGGTCGTCTCTGGGCGGCTGACGGGCAGCTTCAGCGGGGTGCCATGAATGTCGGTGAGGTGCTTGAACTGCTTGACCTCCATCAGCCACTCCATCGGATCGAAGCCAGCGCCTCTGAATTTCTGCGAATGGTGCAGCGTCTGGCTGGATGCGTCCTGCGACCAGACTGTCAGGTTGCCGTCGATCTCGTTGAGGAACGCGCCACCGCCGCGCGGCACCAGATTGTCTTTCTGCGGGTTCTTGCCTGCTGGGTGGGCGATAATGATCTGCGCGGGTATCTGCGGGATGTCGCAAATCTTGCGCATCTTGTGGGCCATTTCGACCATCTGGGTGTTGTCGTTGTCGTTGTCGCCCTCGAAGAAGGCTTGCAGGCTGTCCACGATGATCAGCTTCAGGTCAGGCATTGCCGCCAGCTTGGCCCGCAGCACATCGGTCCACTCCTTGATGCTGAACCTGCCTTGAACGAAGTAGATCGGCACGTCCTCTGGTTTCAGGCTGCGTGCTGCCAGCGCGGCTGCGTATTGCCATTTGACGTTGTACGGGTTCTCGCCGGCCATGATCAGGACGGAGCCTTGGCTTGTGTTGCGGTGGCCGAACATCTCGCCTGTCGCCACGCTGAGAGCGAATTGCAGGGCGAGGGTTGTCTTGCCGTGTCCTGCGTAGCCTGTAAGGCTGTATGTGACGCCAGAAGGCAGTAGCCCGTCGATCAGGTACTCCAGCGGCTTCAGGTCGGCCAAGAAAGCCGCGCTGCTGTCGATGGGGAAGTCTTGGATGGTGGTCGGCGTGACGGGCTGCGGGTCCGGTTCTGGCGCACGTTCCTCGGCCTCAAACTTTGGGTTGCGTCTGGTGCGGTCGATCATGGACTGCACTTCGCACGCGGTGTCGTCCAGTGTGTATGGCGGGAGCGTGAGCGGCTGCGTCAGGGCGTGGATTTCTTCATCCGACATGCCCTTTCGGATGTAGCTGCCGACCAGCTTGAAGACCGCGTTGTTCCATTCATCGCCTGACAGCGCTTTGATCTTTTCGCGCTCTCTATCCAGCGGTTGCTTGCCTAGGTCGATCCCGATGCCCCCTGAGAGCGGATGTGTGGCCGTCTGGGCGCTAACCTGCGGCTTCAGGTGTCCAAATAGCCGGTGCATCTGCTGAAACGCCACGGGGTCTCTGTCGTCGTCGTAGACCGTGCGAATGGTGGCCACCTCTGTGGTGTAGCCACGTTCGATCTTGTTCTTTGCGGGATAGGTCACGGTTCCGCCGAGGCGCATGATCCGGGACGGGTTCACGACTTTATCGTCGGAGCCAAAGTGGACTGCGATGCCTTCTTGCACCTCGCGCCATGCCTGCATGTTGAGGCAGGGTTCCTCAAGTTCCCAGTATGTGTGCGCCCTGACGTGCGGAACGCGCCCTGTGGTGACTGCGAAGTTCCACTTGGGACCGTCAAAGCGAAAGACGTTGTTGGAAGCTGCCCTGTCGTCGCAGTCGGCCCAGACGTAGAATGCGGCGATCACGTCTTCATCTTTTGCTGATCCTGCGCAATCGTGGCGGATCGGGTTGCGGGTGACGTAAAGGTTGAACCCGAGCCTGTTCATGTTCTCGGCCCATTCAACGGCTTCGTCGATCCAATCTGCCGCGAATTTTGACGACTGCGGATTTTTGTTTCTGTCTGGCGCGATGGCTCTTAGTTCAAAGACGGCTGGGGTGTCCAGTTCGTCCCACCGCTGTGTCATTGTTTCCAGATCGCGCTTGATGTCTTCTGATTGTGGTTGCGCGATTTCGCTGCACATCATATTATACCCCCGTCATGGTTATCTCTTTGACTGTCTTCTCTGCTGACCAGGCCCCGGCGACTGGGAACGCCGGGGTCTTTTTTATGGGCCTCAGAACTCCATGTCGTCAAGCACGACGGCTGCGACAGGTGCGGGCTGCGGGGCGGGTGCTGGCTGCGGTGCCGGTGTGGGTTCCAGCGCGATGCCAGCCGCGACACCTTCCTTCAGCGCGTCTGGGCGTGCGGTCCATTTGACCAGTTCCAGCACCGGGACGACTGTGCTGCCCTTGTTGAACTGGACGAAGCGGCTGTCAGCGTGGCGAAAGACTGGCAGGCTTGTTGCGTCTGGCCGCTGCGACAGGATTGGCGATATGGCTTCCAGCGCGAGCCAGACGGACGATCCTGCCTGTTCCCAGATGGCCGTTTTACCGCCGCCCAGCGCGACTGGGATGCTGAATCCCTTTTTATAGTCGTCGCCAGGTTTCGGCATCATCTGCGACACGCTTTGGTTCCATTTCCATTCAGGTGCCACGCCCGCGATGCCCTCGCTGTGCTGCCATCCGGTCTTGATGGCGTCGATGTCGAACACCAGTCCTTTGGATGCGTCGAAGGGTGTCTTGCCGTCTGTGCTTCGGATGTAGAAGCTGCGCTGCGGGACCGCACCATCGCGGGTGCCGAGTGCCGACCATGCGAGGAACGGGCCTGCTACGCTGTCGCTTCCAAGATCAAGATTAAACATTTTTGTCGCCTTTCATTGCTGACGTTGTTGCCCGCTGTAGCCCAGCGGTCAGGCATTCACGGCATCAGCCGTAGAATTGATCGCGAAGGTCTTCGGACCCTCGCCAGTAAAAGCTGTCGGGATTGTGCGGCACGATCAGCCGCGCAGTCTCCTTGTCGGTATGGCGCAGGAAAGCCTCTATCCTGGTGATTTGTTTTTTGGCCTTGGCCAGTATCTCGACCACGTCACCGTCTTCCAGCATGGCAGCTTTTTTGGCGCTGCAATAGAGAAATTTGACGCCCATGTTGCCCTTGGCCTTTTGGTATATCCCGCGTTGCAACTGATGTTCGGGAGACATGCTGGACGGCACGCGGGTCGTGGTTTTAAGGTCGATCACGACGCCGTGCTGCGGAAAGACAAGATCGAGATAGCCTATGACAGGGATTTCCCAGCCATCGCCCTTGGCGGTGATGCTGATTTTTTCCTGACCGCCCTCTGCCGGGAACTCTGGCTTGCCGAACTCCATCAGTTCTTCAACGGCAAGCTGGATCATGGGCTGGATTAGATCGCGCTCCTTGGTGGTGGTTTCGTCACCGATCAGAAACCGCTGATCAAACTTGTCCAGCGCGGCCTTTATCGCATCTTGTTCCGATCCGCCTTGCAGCGTGGCAACCACCGCATGCTCGACGCAGATGCCCCGCCACGGTGCTGGCCCCATTGGGGTTCGTAGACCGTGCAGGTACTGCATCACCCAGACATCCGGTGCGTTGGACCAGAGATTGATTGACGATGCCGAAAGGTGGTCAATGCTGTGTTTCTCGAAACCGTTCATCAGCCCAGTTCCTTGTGCAGCAGTTCAAGCGCGTTGATTACCTTTCTGATCTGCCCGCCCACATCACCGCAGTTGATGTCGCCAGCCGCGAAGCCTGCCGTTTCTGCCGCATCTTCCCAGCGCTCATAGGGCTGCGGGCAGTCTTCGCTTTCAAAATAATCCTGCGCACGGCACAAGGCCATCTCAAGCAAATCCGCTGCGTCATTGATCTGGCCGATGGCCCTGATAACGTCTTGTTTGTTCATATCATCTTCTCCTGTGCATACAGCGCGATCAGCGCCGCCTCTGCGCGGCCATCGTCTTTGGCCCGCTTGAACATGTCAGCCCGCTCTGGAAACCGCTGCATGGCCAGCCCACGCGACACGCCCTTGTCTCTCGTCAGACCAAAGTGGCCCTTCCACTTGCTTGGCGTCACGAACTGCGTGGGTATCTTGTGGCCTGCCAGCGCCATCTGGATGGCACCGTAGCCCTGCCCGAAACGGAACATGGACACAACGCCTTGGCCGCGCATAGCGCCGACCTGTTCGACCACTGCCATGTGCTGGCCGTCATTCTCCGGTGCCAGCAGGTCGAACAGCGTGTGCAGGTCCAGTTCGACCTTGCCCTTGCTGTTGGGAACTGTCGGCATGTCGTACAGGTGCAGCGCACG